AGAAGAACCGTTTCCGTATAAGGTTAGGGAAAAGGATGCAATACAGAGGTATATGGAGGCAGATGAGAGATTAACTAAAGTGGATCTTAAGATAAGATATTATGATGCCACATTAAAATTTCTAGAGGAAATTATTAAAAATATATCTAATAGGACTTTTCAAATTAAGAATTCTATTGAATGGCATAAGTTTCAATCTGGATTTAGCTAAATAAAATTGCAGAGTCAAATATGAAAATGAAGCCTACTCCTAAAGAAATGCAAGCAATCCATGAGAAGTATGATGTAGTGATTAATCATTTGATTGAAGAAGGATATGCAGAAGACAAAGAAAACGCAGATGAAATCATCAAAGGTATGAGTAATCAATGGTTTGAACTTATTACTGAAAAGAACTAAATCTTAAGATTAAATGATTAAGGAGGCAGAAATGCCTCTTTTTTTATGCCTCTAAATATTTTTATATTGATTATTAGATGTATGTCACATTTGATTATATCAAAGAAGAACGAAGTTTATCTTCAGGTTCAGGCAGAACCTCATGTTTATTATGAATTAGCGGATTACTTTACTTTTGAAGTTCCTGGTGCTAAGTTCATGCCTCAGTACCAAAAGAAATACTGGGATGGAAAAATTCGTCTATTCAATACTCAAAATGGACAAATATATGCTGGTTTATTAGATAAGGTAATTCAATTTTGTAGAGATCATGAATATAAGTATGAATTTATAAAAAATCAATATTATGGTCTTCCTTTTGAAGTCAATAAAATGATTTCAAAGGAAGGTGTAAAAGATTATATGAATGCTGTTTGTAAATATAAACCTAGAGATTATCAAGTTGAGGGAGTATACGATGCTTTAAGACACAATAGAAAATTATTGATAAGCCCAACTGCAAGCGGTAAATCTCTGATGATTTACTCTCTAGTGAGATACTATGTAGACAAAAATGAAAGTATTCTGATAGTTGTTCCGACGACTTCTCTTGTAGAGCAGATGTATAAAGATTTTGCAGACTATGGTTGGAACGTTGGATCATATTGTCATAAAATATATGCTGGTAAAGAGAGAGAAACTGAAGCACAGGTAATTATTACGACATGGCAATCTATCTATAAACTTCCTCGTAAATACTTTGCAAGATTTAATGTTGTTATTGGAGATGAAGCACACCAATTTAAATCAAAATCTCTAGTATCCATAATGACTAAATTAGCAGATGCTAAGTATCGTTATGGATTTACTGGTACATTAGATGGTTCTCAGACACATAAATGGGTACTGGAAGGATTATTTGGACCATCATATAAAATTATCAAAACTGAAGAATTAATGAAAAAGGGGCATGTTGCAACTTTAGATATCAATGTGCTTCTATTGAAACATCCACCGAATAAGTTTGAAACATTTGAGGATGAAGTTCAGTATATTATTACTCATGGGCGGAGAAATAATTTTATTAAAAATCTTGCTATTGATTTAAAAGGTAATACTTTAATACTATACGCTAGAGTAGAAGGGCACGGTCAACCACTATACGAATTAATAAATAATAATACAAATGAAAATCGCCAAGTATTCTTTGTTCACGGTGGCGTGGCAACAGAAGATAGAGAAAGAATTCGTGAAATAACGGAAAGAGAAAACAATGCTATCATCGTTGCGTCTTACGGCACTTTTAGTACTGGCATTAATATTAAGCGGTTGCACAATGTCATCTTTGCGTCGCCTAGTAAGTCCCGCATTAGAAACCTTCAGTCAATTGGTAGAGTACTCAGAAAAGGTAACGGAAAAGTGAAAGCAACTTTATATGATATTGCCGATGATATTTGTTATAAATCTAGAAAAAATTACACATTAAATCATTTAATAGAACGAATTAAAGTCTATAACGAAGAAAATTTCAATTATGATATTGTAAACATACCTCTTAAAAACTAATGGCTGATATGGGAGAAGAATTTTATTCAATTATAAAGTTAATATCTGGAGAGGAGATATTTGCTTTAATTTCTATTGATGAAAATTATGAAGATTCGGTTATTATACTACAAAATCCTGTTGTTATAAAAATGATCAATCATAATGGAAATCATTTGATTAAAATAAAGCCATGGATAGATTTATCTAGTGAAGATGTTTTTATGATAAAGCATGATAGAGTTATTACAATGACAGAATCTACTGATGAAAAACTTATTGAAATTTATAATAATTTTTTAACTAATGATCAAATAGATACATATAAACCATTTGGGCAAGTAGGAGTATCTAGTGAAATGGGATATGTTTCTTCAGTAGACAATGCTCGTAAAAAACTTGAAGAATTATTTAAAATAATAAAACCTAAAGAAAGCTAATATATTCCCTATCAACCCTCACAAAGGTTATTCTACTGATAATTAGGAAACTTGTCAAGCCTTTATTATTGTGTTATAATAAAGAGAACTTATACTCATTGAGTAATATGCTATGCCCAAAAAGAAAACCGAGCACTATGTAAATAATAAAGAACTGCTGGAAGCACTCATTGTTTATAGAGGAAAGGTTGCGGTAGCAAAGGAGAAAGAACTACCAAAACCACGTATTACAAATTATCTTGGAGAGTGCTTTTTAAAGATTGCTACTCATCTATCATACAAACCAAATTTCGTAAACTATATGTTTAGGGAAGATATGATTTCTGATGGTATTGAAAATTGTGTACAATACATTCATAACTTCGATCCAGCAAAATCAAGAAATCCTTTTGCATATTTTACACAAATTATTCATTATGCTTTTCTTAGACGTATTCAAAAAGAGAAAAAGCAATTAGATATTAAAACAAAGATTATTGAAAGAACAGGATTTGATGAAGTCATGGTTGTTGATGACACTGCTCTTTCTGGTAGTAGTTCTGAATATAATTCAATTAAAGATAATATCCAATATAAATCTAGTAGATGAAGATTGCTATTATAACAGATACTCATTATGGTGCTAGAAAGGGTTCTAAGCATCTTCATGATTATTTTGAACAATTCTATAATGATATATTTTTCCCTTTCTTAGAAGAGAATCCTATTGATACTGTCATCCATATGGGTGATATCTTTGATAGTCGAAAGTCTATTGATTTGCAAAGCTTGGAGTGGTCCAAGAGAGTTATATTTGAACCTTTGAAGAAGTATGAGGTTCATGCAATTGTTGGTAATCATGATTGTTATTATAAGAATACTAATTGTGTAAATTCTCCCGAATTACTCCTAACAGATTATCCAAATATTACACTGTATAGTTCACCACAGACAATAAATGTTGGTGGATTAGATATTTTGATGTTGCCTTGGATTTGTAGTGAGAACTATCAGAAGGCGTTGGATGCTATTAGTAAGACCAATGCGAAGGTTGTTATGGGTCATTTGGAATTGAATGGTTTCAGGGCAACTCGTGGGCATATGATGGAGGATGGGATGGATATAGGGTTGTTTGATAAGTTTGATAAAGTATTTTCTGGACATTTTCACACTAGATCTGATAATGGAAAGATATTTTATTTGGGTAATCCATATGAGATGTTTTGGAATGATGTGAATGATCCAAGAGGATTTCATGTCTTTGATACGGAGACCCTCACCCATACTTCAGTCGACAATCCTTATAAATTATTTTATAACATTTATTATGAAGATACTAATTATAAACTCTTTAATGCTACTGAATATGAGAATAAAATTGCAAAGGTGATTGTTCGTAAGAAATCCAAACCAAAGGATTTCGAAAAATTTATTGATAAACTTTATTCTGTTGGAGTACAGGATCTTAAAATTATTGAGAATTTTGAAATTAGTGAAAATGAAGATTTTGAAATAGATGAGGAAGAGAATACTATTTCTATTCTAAATCGATATATTGATGAGGCAGAGGTGCCTTTAGACAAGAGTATTATTAAAAACATCTTTCAGGATCTTTACAAACAAGCTTGTGAGGTAGAATAGTGTATCTTCTTACACTTAGAGACAAAAGAAATGATGGTGCCTATGCTGTAGATGATGAGTATGGGGATAAAGTTTTGTTTCTTTTTCAAGCAGAAGATGATGCTATAAGGTATGCTTTAATGTTAGAAGATGATCCTCAGTATGAAAATCCTATGCAAGTAGTGGAAGTTGATGATGAACTCGCAATTAAGACTTGCAAATTTCACAATTACAAATATAGTATTATTACTCCAAATGATATTGTGATTCCTCCTAAACCATGATTACATTTAAAAAGATTCGTTGGCGTAATTTTTTGTCAACTGGAGATCAGTTCACTGAGATTAATTTTGAAAAGCATCATACAAATTTGATTGTTGGTACAAATGGTGCTGGTAAGTCTACTATTCTGGATGCACTTACCTTTGTATTGTTTAATAAACCATTCCGTAAAATCAATAAACCACAATTAACCAATACAACGAATGAGAGGGGTTGTATTGTTGAGATAGAATTTGATGCAAATAATAGAGATTATTTTGTTCGTCGAGGGATTAAACCAAATCTTTTTGATATTGAAGTTAATGGAAACCCTTTGCATAGGGAGGCAGATGATCGTGTAAATCAGAGGATATTAGAGGAGAGTATTTTAAAGTTAAATTATAAATCATTTACTCAAATTGTGATCTTAGGTAGTAGCACTTTTGTACCTTTTATGCAATTGACTGGTACAAATCGTAGAGAAGTTATTGAAGATCTTCTAGATATTAGAATTTTCTCTGCAATGAATAGTCTTATTAGGGATAATATTAGAGAGAAGAAAGAGCAAACTAAAACTTTAAATCTTAAGAAAGATAATATTAAAGATAAGATGGTGATGCAGGATAATTTTATTAAGGAATTAGAAGAGCAAAGTAAGGAAAATATACAAGAAAAGAATGATAAAATTAAAGTATTATCCATTGAGGCAGATACTCATATAGAACATAATCAAATAATAGAGTCAAATATTTCTGAC